GAGGGTACTACTGTATTCGGTTTCTGGAGAGATGAGGACATGCAAGACTTTGTTGTCATGGGTGTTCAACAAGGTATCTCACAAAAAGGATACAAAGAAACTATAACAGATGAACTGATAACTAACAGTGTCGACAAAGGTTTCAATGACCCTAGAAGAAAGACATCATTGGCATATGATACTACCGCAGATGGTATGAATCCACCAGGTGATGCTAAGAGAGGGAATTCACTTACAGCATCATTAGATTCAGCACCAAACCTAATTAAAAAGACAAACATAAAATACGATGGTTCAGGTTCAAAGAGAGAAGAGTTTACAGAGGCAGACAAGACACTACCTTACTATCCTTTAGTTACAGATGCAACAGATATAAATGTATTTGCAACAGCTTCTGGAGATTATAGTTCAAGAGATTTGAGTGAACTCATTACAGATAAGAAGACTAATATCTCTTATCTTAAACCTGCGGCCAACCCAGAAAAGGATTCTCCAACCAGAGAAGATAAAGAAGTCACTGGTGCGAAATCAAATGCGACACCTTTGTATCCCTACAACAANGCACTCTATACAGAATCAGGTCACATAGTAGAGTTAGATGATACTAGAGGCAACGAAAGAATATCAATAGAACATAGAACAGGAACTTTCTATGAGATAGATGCAGAAGGAAATCAAATTCATAGAGTAGTCAATGATAACTATACAGTTATATGTAAAGATAACGAACTCTATGTTGGTGGTAAAGTAAACATAAAAGTTCTTGGTGATGCAACTGTAGATATCGAAGGTGATGCAAAGATAGATGTTAAGAAGACCATAAAAATGCACTCAAAAGAGAAGATGACTTTAAGTTCAGGTAAAGAAATCGAAATTGCCTCAGCAACTGTATCAATTAATGGTGCAGAAGTTAAACTTAATTCATAATGGCTATTACATTAAAAGTTCCAAGTGCTTTCGCTTGTCCAAATGATGACATATTCTCTCTACCAACTAGAGAAGATTTACTCAATGCTATAAACGATATTGCAAAGATACCAGGTCAGTTAAAAGCAGAGGCAGCGATACTAGGCGATGAACTTTCTGTAAAAGCACAAGAAGAAATAGACAGGATTGTTGAAGATATAGAGAAGTTTATAGAAACTATATCTGAGATATTGAGTCCATATTGGAAGAAAGGTCAAACTCGTAATTGGCAGAAAGAAGCAAAAGATGCCATTACAGAATTTATACAAGAGTTTCATATCTATATACCAACTAAGATTGCAGAACTGATATCAAAAATTATACCTGTATCGTTAAATCTAAGTCTCTTCGGGTTGACGATAGATTGTCTTAGGTTGTTTGACCCAGCATATCAAAAGGAACTACAAGACCAGATAACAGGAATAACAAAAGAACACTTAGACAAACTTAAAGAATTAAAAGAAGATTTACAAAAGGGTGTAATGACCCAAGAAGAGTTTAACAAAAAATTAAAAGAGTTGAACGAGAAGAAGAGTCAGATTGTTAATAAATTCTTTGCATTGATTCCAGAAAACATTAGAGGATTTGATGGTGACTTTGGTGTCAAGTGTGACGAGTGGAAAGGAAAGATGACTTGGCAATACATTAAAACTAAGATACAAGAATTCTTAACTAATGGTATACACTCAGTCTTTAGTAAACTTATAGATAAGTTTGATAAAATTTGGGACTTATTGGGTCTACCAAATCTTATAAGTCTATTCACTATGGACATTCCTGCTCTAATAGATGCGGCTATAAAATCATTTAAAGAGAAGAGAGATAAGTTAGTAGAAAAACTAAAAGACCCAGATTTATTGGGCAAGGCCAGAGATAAACTACTAGAAGAGATTGGGGGTGTGAACGATAAGATACTGAGTATATTAAATGAATTTAGTATTTTTGGTTTTGATATTGCAAAGATTATAGGTGGCAAAATAGACGAAACTGTAACCTCTATAGAAGATAAGATTGTAGAGATTAAAATTGCATTCGAAGACTTCAAACAGAACTGGCAAAAAAAGTTATTGTTTGAGTGGGTAAAGATAGTCAAGAAGTTTTTCAAAGCAATAGGATTAGGTAAAATTTTTGACTTTATGTTTTTAACTCTATGCGACTTACTAAAACTGATTGGTTTCCCTCCATCTATACCGAAGATTGGTGCGATTGCAGGTTTAGCTGATATAGTCGGTACTACACCTAAAGTCAATACATATATTCCCGAAAAGGGAAGTGACCTAGGTGTCGAATTCACATCTTCTAGAGAACCAGAACAGAAAGTATTTGCTCGTACTAACGGAACTACTGGTGTCGGAACACTTAAAGTAATGCTTGATGGCGAAGACATTACTTCAGAGGTGTCTGTATCAGATGGTCAAGTAACTTTTAGTGATGACCTTCTTATGGAAAGTGGAGAGACTCTTCAGACAGAAGATGGACTCGATAGTTTTGTCTCTGAGATGGCGAACGCATTGACTACCGATGAGTTCAACAAGGGTCTTAGAAAAGATGTTGTACTAATTTTAGTATAAGTGCATCAATACTGAAAATTTAACAAACGGAGATGTATAAATAGATATATGGCAAATCTAAATGACTACTCAAAACCTAACTCTAAGGTAAATGCTAATAAGGATATCTATGCAGACTTAGACATACTATTTAGTGCGAATCCTATATCAGGTGATATAACAACTAAGAAGGATTCAGATGCAGTTAAGAGGTCAGTAAGAAACATTTTGTTGACCAATCACTATGAGAGACCATTTAAGCCAAACTTTGGCGCTAACTTAAGAGCAATGTTGTTTGAATTAGACGGTATTGGCGCAAAAAAGAGAATAAAAAAGAACATAATTACGACCTTATCGATACTAGAACCAAGAATTGGTAATGTTAAAGTAGATATAAGCGAATCAGAGTCTAATAATATAGATGTAAGAGTAAGTTATATCATTAGAAATGGTCTAAAACAATCAAGTGTAGATTTTAAAGTAAGTAGGGTACGATAATGGCAACAAACAGTTCACAAATAAATGCAACCGATTTAGATTTTGATACTATCGCAGAGAATATCAAAACATATCTAAAGGGTCAAGAGAAATTTAAAGATTACGACTTCGAGGGTTCTAATATGTCAGTTCTAATTGACATGTTGGCGTATGCAGGACACATTGGTGGCCTAAATTTAAACCTTGCAGCTTCAGAAATGTTTTTAGACTCAGCACAAATCAGAAAGAATGTAGTATCTCGTGCAAAGGACTTAGGGTTTACTCCTGCATCCGAAAGGGCATCGACTGCTCAACTAGAAATCAAACTGAGTAACATTAGAAACGCAGACTCAACTACACCTACTGCAAATGAAATGACTCTATTTAGAGGACACAACTTCGCTACATCATTTGATGGTGTATCATATAACTATGTTTGTGCATCATCTAAAGTACCTACTAGAGACGGTAATATATTTACATACAGTCCGGTAGATATCATTCAAGGACAATACATAACAGATTCATTTGTCTTTGATAATCAAATTAAGAACGCAAAGTTTGTATTATCTAATGCAAGAGTTGACAAATCCAAATTAGAAATATCTGTAAACTCAAATGGTATAGTATCTAAGTATGCTTTATCAACAGATGTATCAACTATAGTAAGTGCATCTCGTGTATTCTATGCACAAGAGAACGAAGAAGGATTCATTGAGGTATACTTCGGTGATGGTGTGTTGGGTGCATCTCTAAAAGATGGTGATGTTATTAACGCAACTTATATTGCAGTAGATGACATTCATGCCGATGGCGCAAAACTATTCAGTATGATTAATAATATTAATGGATTCGCAAACGCTACTATCACGACTTTGACTAATTCGTCTGGTGGTGCAGAGAAAGAATCTATAGACTCAATCAAATTTAAAGCAACAAAGTTCTATACATCTCAGAACAGACTAGTCACATTGAATGACTACAAAGCAAAAGTCAACGAGTATTACCCGAATGCGGATGCAGTTGCAGTATGGGGTGGTGAAGATAATGACCCACCTGAGTATGGTAAAGTATTCATAACACTTAAACCTCAGAACTCAGACTATCTATCAGTTTCAGAAAAGTCAGTAGTACAAAACAAGTTAAATCAATTAAACATGTTGACTGTTAGACCAGTGATTGTAGATGCAGAAATAGTTAAGATTCTATTGACTACTGTATTCAAATACAATCCTGCTGATACTACATTATCAAAAGGGGAATTAGAGACTCTCGTAAGAAGTTCTATAGTTGCTTTTGATAATACAAATTTAAACAACTTCGACAGTATATTCAGACATTCAAATCTTGCTAAGGCAATCGATGAGACAAGTGTATCTATACTATCGAACATTACGAATATTAGATTACAAAAGAGAAAACAAGTTAAGCTAAGTTTCTCTGAAGGATTTAATGTTCTATTCGGAAATGGTTTTTATCATCCACATGACGGTCATAATAAGGCGTCAGGTGGGGTTTTAACCTCAACAGGTTTTAAGGTCTTTGGCGATACCGTTAATACTTACTTCTTTGATGATGATGGTTCTGGCGTAGTCAGAAGATATTCAGTCAATAGTGGTACAAGAGTTTTCGCAGACCTAAGTGCTGGCACTATAGATTATGCCAGTGGAAAAATTTCGATTGATGCCATCAAGTTTACCTCAACAGTAAACAGTGACACATCGATAGACTTCACCGTTGTACCCTCAAGTTCAGATGTTGTTGCAATTAGGGGTTCCCTAGTTGACATCAGTGTTGACGACATTAAGGTAACAGCAGAAGTCGACACCATTAGTAGTGGTGAAAGCAGCGCTGGGGTAGGATTCGTTTCTACATCTAGTTCTAATTATTAATAAAATATGAAACAAGTGGTCACGGTTTATGCCGTGAGTAGTTTCCCATTTAATTGGATTACAGGAGGAAAATTAAAATGGCAGATAAGAAAATAACAGCATTAACAGAGATAGCGGCAGGTGATGTCAACAGTGTAGATTTACTACATGTGGTTGATAACCCAGGCGGGACTCCGGTTAATAAAAAAATGAGTTTGAGTAGAATGTTCAACAATCTACCAACTTACATTGCATTTGATGATGTGGAATCATTGACAACTTCAGCAGTGATTAGTGTTACTAAAGCAGTGACACAAATCAATATGACCAGTGTCAGTGGTAATCAAACATTCACTCTTGCTGGTGGTACATCAGTTGGTCAAATCAAAATCATCGTAAGATTAGATGACGGCGATACAGACGATTGCAATATCAATGTAGCAAGTTGGACAGATAGTACAATTGCAGCTCCAGAGATTAAGTTAGAAACAGGCGGCGCTTGTATTCTAATTGCATTGGGTTCAGAGGGGTCATTAGTTTGGTATCCACTCTCAATCGTTGGATCAAATTCAACATTAGCTGGTATCTAATACCAAATAGGATTTATAGATGGCACATGAAAAACACATTGTAGATAGATTATCTACTCGACTACCAA